AAGAGATTAATTAATAAGTAAGTAAGTATTGTTGAAATAGCTAATTAGGGAAAGTATATGGAATATTCCTCTATAGATGAAATTTTAAAAATGAATGTTAATTATTTAATTAAATACGTTTGGGTTCGGTCGATTAACTGATACATAATTATTTATAGCATAGAGTGGTATGGTAGATTAGAACAAAAAGAAAGAGCACACCGCCATCGCTGTTTGTAGTTAGATGTAGGTTGCTACGCAATAAAAAGGAGACTAAAATGAGCACAGCAGGACGCCCACAGACATACACAGAACGAGCAAGCATTACATTGGTAATGGAAAAAGGAGACATTCAGCTACTGGATGTCCTCCGTGGAAGCATTCCACGCGGTCAGTACGTCGCTAAGACGTTACTTTCCACTGAAGAGTACGTCCACCGAAACATGGAACTGGAGGAGTATGCATCTAACTATGCAAAGCTGTTAGAGAATGACCATACACTCATCC